CTTTTATTGTGCGAACAAAAGTTCACCACAACAGGTTCATCCTCAAAGCGGCCTCTGCCGCCCTGCAAGAACCCAGCTGAACGCGCCACAGACCTGACCTGGTTAGGCTACTATTACGCTGCGGAGGCGACCCTCCCAGGTGATCTGCTGCCCTCATTCGCTGGATGCCCGAGCAATTACAAGAAAGGAGAGCCAAAAAGTGACTGCAAAGGGATTGAAAGACCTCAATTGGAGCATCAATTTCAATAACTTTGCGGTCACGATTCGGAGCCTTCCCTGGAATTGCTCAGCATTCATTGTCCGGACTCACTCAGGAACTAGGATCTAGTCTTGAGACGAGTTCAACAAGGATCTTACAGAACAACGGAGAATACTCTGTTTGATTAATCTCTGTAAAAGGCACTTTAGGTGACATGTGCAGGGAGCCCGCGCCGTTACTTTGTCCTTAGGGGGATAACCAGTCCAGCCTAAGGTGGCACTGCCCGTATTTCTACGGCATATCCCGTTCCTCCTGCACACCAGGGATACCTTGTTGTCATCCAAAGCAACCATCCTACAAGGAAAAATAAGAAAAACTTGTAGAAGCTTGCTTTTGTGGTTGTTTATGGTAAAACAAGTGCTCAGTTATGAGTGTGAGAGCACCTGAGTTTGGTCAATAGAACTAAATACAAAGGTGTAAGGACGTCAGATTAGCGCCAAAGTGCCAGCTATATCAATGACGTCAGCTATTGTACCGGCAACACCCTTTCCCACAGAGATTGCTGTTTTGATCCAATCTCTATGTGGGGTCTGCGCATCATGCGCAGTGACACTAGGCATCGCATTGAGAGCAGACATCGCTTCCATCCCTCCACCGGAACTATTTCTAGTCCGGCTTCCTTGGGCTAACGAAAGCGTGCGATTGTTGGCTATTGCTTCAAAATTCCACACAACATCCAGGTTAAAACAGGTTGTGGAAGCTACGAGCCCTTCTGCCATCACCACAATCATAGGGGACTGACTGGGTAATGTGAGATTCATCATTTCGCCGAGTTTCGCTGCAGTCAGGGTATCATCCCAATACTCAGTGGTCAGTAGTTTGTTGTCCTCCTTGGTCCGGGGCCAGACGGGCTCAGCCTGCGGCTGGATACCGCCAAGGTCAAGGGCATCAACTACACGAGAGTTGGGTGCAGTGTTTGAGTCGGTTACTATTGTACAGGGGACATCGGCATACTTCGCGTCAGTTATGGCGAGCTGCTGCTTCAGCAGCTGGGCCGCGTGAGCGGATGCGGGGTCCCGCCCCATACAATATACTTTCTCAAATTTTTCACTACAATACTTTCTGAAAGAGGTTTCATCGGTGAACGGACCCAACGGTGTCTGTATGTTGTTCCTTCCAGATGAATGAATCATACGGTTGCCATTATGTCTAAGATTAGACACAAGAGGGTTACGAGTACGAATACAATTCAAAAGAGAGGCATACATCATCGCAGGTTCGCCATACTGTACCTTGAGATTGGCAAAGTCGCTCATTAACCAACCAATCCCATACAGTTCCGGATCAAGATCCCACGCGGCATCGAAGTCATAACCGGAGTTGTTAAACACCATATTCATCATACGGTATTTTTCCATCCCAACATGTGAAACAGGCACCCACACAATGTCACCCCCAGGATAAGCATCATACACTTGAACCCCCTCAAATGTCTGAAACTCATCCCAGGTCACATTCGTGCTGTTTGCAGTAATTGGCAACTGTTGAGAGGGGGGCCAAAGCCCCAAAGCAATACGTCCTTGGGCCGTGGTGGCGGGTCCCTGGTAGCGGACTCGGGTACCCATGGAGACAGGTCTGTAGGCCGTATACAGATCCCTGATTCCATTGACATTTGGTTGCTCAATCCAATACGGCGAGTTCAGCGACCACCCAACCGGGGTACTCGTGCTATAAGCAAGAGTATCTTGGGTTCCAGCTGTTGTTTGTGCACTCGTCGAATACGCACGGCTTATACCATCTCTCTGAAAGAAGCACGCGCGAGTGGCAGTAGCACTGCCACTCACGGTTGTGGCTAGGTTTACCTCGTACCTAACTTGAAAAGGACTACTAGGGTAGGCACCCGGATCGGGGTACTTGGCACCAAGTTGGGCCCACGGATCCAAGAGACTAGCTAGATAGACACTTAACAGCTTCCGGTACGACTTAGAGTATGCATCTGTCAACGCAACACCTCGGTCTCCTAGATTGGCGCGATTTATTTTAGCCTGCATAGCGCCTTCTTGATGTGCTTTCTTCACTGCTTTCCGTTGCTTGCGGCTCAAACCAGATGCAGTCGAGCTGTTCGCAGCGCCGGGTCCCATGCGATTGGCCAGCCCAGTTAATCGAAGAGCCTCCTTGTTCCTCTGGACGGGAGTCAGGTTCCCAAAATTGCGTTCCACGTTCGCCAAGGCCTTCTCGGTCTTCCTGGCAACTTTGGAGATTTTGGCTAAGGAATCGGAGTGCTTGGGGCCAGTCATTCAAATCAATCAAGGTCAATTGATTACAATGTGTACACCTCCTAAAATGTATCACTTGGAGAAGAGTTAATTTTGCGGTTAATTCGTAGGATTTTTGTAAATCCCGCAATGACATGCAACTGTCGTTAGTTTTTGGTTGGGTTAACTTACAGCAAGCCAACCGGTTTTAAAAACTCCTCCGCCTCGTAAGGGCACGGAGGCACATGTCCCTCATATTCTCCAAAATATAAGATCTCTATCTCTCTGGATGTCAAATACGATTGCCACGCGTCTTTCCTTTTCTTGTTGTTCGGGGGAAGCCTTAGCTTCAGATGTTCAAGGTACGGCTCAATAAATTCTCGCCACCCGGGTGTGAACCACCCTTCGATCCGAAGCATGCATGAACGCGATATCAGAATGTCCTCCTCTAAGCTCTCTCCGCCACACAACCACGAGCAGAAAAGTTTGTCGAAAGGTAAAATACCGACTACGTATCTCCCAACCTTTTTGAAGTTATGAGATAAATAATCACATTGCATCCACTTTCTGGGTTTCAAACAGTCCGTTGTCATGACAAGACCTAACTCGGCCGCAAATTTAATCACCACCTCGGCGTTAAACTTGGACACGTAAGTATCTGACACTGAAAACGTATTGTCATCACCACACAAAAGCAGTGCAACATTTTCGTCAAACTTCTCCTTGTCGAAGGAGCCGGTCGAACGAATCCAACAATAGGCAAGAAACACGTATAGGCCTAACGTGTTATCCACAATTGTATTTACGCTACCTGACGGATTTCCCGTGTGCTTACACACCACGTTACCGTCTTGTAAAATGATATGGGAATCAATCACTTCGCCATAAAGGCCATCAAACTCTTCCTTATTGCTTCTGGTCTGATATTCTGAGGCCAGACAACCAAAGCGGAAATCACGAATGTCTCTCATCATCTCAACGAAGATGGAGCCATCGTAATTTTCTCCGTCTAAGCAAAAGCAATTCGGATGTTGTTTGAGTTTCTGCGCGAAGTGATGAAACCCTAAACCAAATTTACTTGTTCCAACGGTCGATGCAGTCTGTAAATGACTCGCATAGAACTTTTCATTCATGTCCTTGCACCAGGCGGTAAGCGCCACGCCATGTTCGAAGGATGAAGATGTGAACACTCTCGTTTTATTGGCAAAAACTTTTTCAGCCGGCCGAAGCTCGTCTTTCAAAAGACCTCCCCAATAAGTGAAAGGATCTTCACCACATAAAGCCCAATAATGGCATAGAATCGACTTACCACGCATGCTCTGCAGCATTGCCCGCTTTGTTTCAAAGGATGCTCGCCATGCGGCTCCTGGAG